CTCCGTCCCTTTCATATGGGATTTTGAGGCCGATAAGATAGGCGTGCTTATTGTTACCGCCAAAAGTACACCATTCCAGGTTGGTTACCTTGTTGTTCTGTTTGTTGCCGTCTATATGATTGATGCAAGGCAGGCCATTCGGATTTTCAATAAAGGCCATCGCCACCAGTTGATGCACTTTGAAATTTTTGCTTCTCCCGTCTTTTCGCAATACCACTTTCAGATAACCGAATTCATTGAACTGAGGGGTGAGAATAACGCCCTTGTAACGCATCGGACGCCCGTTCCGGTCGATGATCACACGGTCAACACTTCTCACCCTGCCGAGGTTCGACACTTGATAAATCCCCTCATACCCCGGAACATCTTTCCACTGCTCAGTCACGTCACCCTCACCCCCGGTAAAATGCGTCAATGTCTTCCTGCGTCGCCTCACGCGGAACGTCAGGATCGTCACCCATATAAGCATAAACCAGATCAAAAAAGTCCTGCATGGTCAGCAGGTCGAGCTCTTGCATCGTGAGCCCGATCCGCCGCGCCAATGCGATGATGTTGATGTCTGTCCGATCGCACCGGTTGGGCGCATCACCCTTTGGCCGCCGGTGCCACGGACGGCTTTCGACGAAAAAAGATTTTTGTCGCTTCTTCCATCGCCGCGGCCAGAAGATCGGGGTCAAAAATGTCGATGTCCTCTTGCTCTTCGAGCCAGCGGGTGAACGACGGGAACTGCCCGCCAACGCCGGCGGCCGTCCGTGCCAGCGTCCACACCAGCCGAAGGATCGCCACCGAGTCCAGCTTGCTCAGGTCGAGTTTGGACGGATCGACCTTTCCGCCGTTTGCGAGTGCCTGAAAACCTGCCAGACCCGTCATCATGGCGACCATGTCGCCGAGCAGGTCCCGGCCGAACTCCTGCTGATAGTGAAGAAGGCTCAGGGCGGAACCCCTGAGCCTCAGCGTCTTTTCGCCGATCGTGATTTCGCGCATATTACACCTCCGGCGTGAACGTCGGCGTGTACACGGACGAGAAGAAGGCATTGTAGGCGGCCCCGTTGGTGTCGCTCAGCTCCATTTCACCGCGGACGATCATCTTGCCGTCGATCTCGATGGGCGAAATGGTCAGGTTGAGCACGTCCGTGTTCGGCGTGATCGACTCCGCCTTCGTCTGCCTTTCCTTCGCCGGGCGAGACGCGACGCAGTCATAGTACACGAACCGGCGGTTACGCTTGTCCCCCTGAATTTGACCCATCAGGGCAAAGTGTTTCGGGATTGCGTCCGAGACCTCGATCAGCGCGCCGTTCTCGTCGATCTCCCAGCCGAGCATCTCCGCAATCACAGCGTCCGGCACGTTCGCCATCTCCAGTTCCGCCGTGTAGCCGTTGTTCGCGGTGTACGAAAAGTACAGCGTGTTGTCCGCGTAAAAGTTCGTCGATTCGCCGACGGCCGTCGGCGTGAACCGCACCGCGCCCGGAATAGGGATTGGCGTCTCCCACGCGGGCTGGCTCGGGTTCGAGTCGTCGAAAAAGGCGATGTGCACCTTCTCCAGCCCGAACGTCACTTTGTTCTGGCTCATCGTTCATCCCCCAATCAATTGAATTTCATATATGACCTGAAACAGCCGCTCGTCTTCGATGTACATCTCGGTTTTGCTGTACGGCAGCCCGAGCCCCTTGAGCTTGTTTTGGACGGCCGCCTCCGCCGCCAGGTCCTTCTTGTCCGTGTACAGCTCGATTTGGATGACCGGGATGTCGACGTAGTTCCGGTTGTCCGCCATCAGGTCGCTGCTGTACGCCTCCCGGTACACGATAAACGGCGGCTTCGGTGCCGGATTCTGCGGCGTATCCTCAAAATGCGAATAGGCGACCGGATACCCGATCGCCTTCAACGCTTGATTCAGCTCGGCCAGCGTCATGCCGCATCAGCCTCCGTTCCGGATGATCGCGCGCACCCGCTGCTGGAACGCCTCGATTTCTTTGTCAGCGGTCGGACGGATGTGCGGGCGTTCTGCGACGCGCCCGCCGCCGCGTTTCGCGTGGCCAAACTCGAGCAGATGAGCGAGCCACGGTTTCTTGCGGTTGTAGACGACATAGCGGATCTCGCCGTCCCTACCCTGCTTTTTCCGGGCCCAACCTTTCGCATACTCGCCAGTCCGGCGAGGCGAGCGTGCGCGAATCTCTTTGACGAGGCGATTCGAGGACTCGTCGGCCTCGCGCTCGATGGCTGCCGATACGTCTTCGGTATATTCCTTCACGGCCAGCGTGATCTCGGCGGCGAGGTTGTCGATGCTGACGTTAGCCATTGCCGATCACCCTTTCGGCCGTCAGCCGGATCTTCTCGCCCCGGGTCTCTGTCCGGATGATCCGGTACACGGTGTTCTCGTACCGCACCCGGTCCTCGCCCTGATATTCGGCCGCGTAGATTTCCCAGCGCTGCGCCGGCTTGATCCCCTGCAGCCCGGCGTCGTAATATTCCGAAGACGACACAGACAGCTCGTTCGCAAACACCATCCGCTCAGTCACCGTCTCGATCTGGTTGCCGATCTCGTCCTCGGTGATGGTAACAGACTGCAGGTAGATGACCTGATTATGCCTCACGATCCGTCACCCGCCGTGTACTCCTGCGACAGCGTCAGGTGCGCCTTGAGCATGTCATAGGAGCGCTGAAACCGTTCCGCCTCCGGGTTGTCGTACCCGAAGTTGGCTTTCGCGTATGTGATGATGGCCCGACGGATCAGCGGGTCACCTTCATCCAATCTGTTCGGATGCACCCCAGAGAGCTGCAGGTCGGCTTTGGCGGCGTCGATCAGGTCCTGCACTTCGGAGTCAAAGGCGCTGCTGGTGATACGCAGCGCCAGCTTCACGTCCTCCAACAGCGCCATGACTTACCCCTCCCGTCAGTCGGCCGCTTTCTTGATCAGCACGACGCCATTCGGATCGGCGAGCTTGCCATCGGCAATCATCGTCGCCTTCGAGATCCACTCATCGGTGTTTTCGTCGAAGTAGCGGCGGTACGTGATCGCCATGTTCGAGTTCACCATGTAGTCGCTCAGCCGCACCAGGATGCCGACCACTTCGCCAGCGTCCGCCTCGTCGATGGACGGCAGCAGGTCTTCGACGGCGATGACTTCGCGGCCGAGGAACCGCTCTTCAATCGTGCCATCCAGACCGTAGTTCACGCGGGCAATCGGCTGGCCGGTGGTGTCCGTCATACCGACAATGTATTTGTGCCAGTCGGCATCGTTCACGATGAGCGCCACGCCGGAGCGATACGAACGCGGAACTTTCGCGAACACCGCCGGCCACGTTTCGTACTTGCCGAAGTCTTCCGGCGACAGCGTGGCCACCCGGGAAGACGGAACATTGTGGTTCGCGATGCCGAGCGGCTGGCCGGTGCCGGTGCCGGAAACGATAGCAGCGTCCAGTGCCTTGACCATCGCCTCGGCGATGTTGTCTGCGACCGTCACCTCGAATACCGGCAAGGCCACCGTACCAGCGACAAGCTCGACAGCCACGCGGACTTGCAGCTTGTGATAGGAGAAGCTGATCTTCGCGTTGACGACCTTCTTCTGCTTTTCCGCCACCTGACCGGCCGCAAGCCACACCGCGGTGGGTTTCGCCGTCGAAACCGGGACTTCCACACCGCCTTGGATGCTGGTCTTTGTCACGCGCGACCAGATGCGGCCGACTTCCTCCATCTTCTCGACGATCCGATTGATGATCGTCGTCGGGATGACGGCGCCGATGTCGCTCGGCAGCGTCGTTTCGTCGGCCCGGAATTCCAGGACATCCGACTTCTTGCCACGCGTCACGAACTCCATGAACGCCCGGCGGTACTCCATCGTGTCGTGCGGATCTTCATTCCGCTGTTCGACGCCTTCCCGTTTCGTGGATGCCACCGCGCGGGCTTGCACGGCGCCAGATTGGATTTTCTGCGCCATTTCCTGACGCTGGCGCAACTCTTTTTCCTCTTCGGTGAGCTGCCGGAGTTCCTCCTCCAGCTCGTTCAGGTTGACTTCTTGATCGCCTTCCAGCAGACTGCGGATTTCCGCTTTCCGCTGCTCGATTTCAGCGAGCCTCTTTTCGATGTTCATGTTCACATTCTCCTTTCACAGATAGGTCATGACTATCAGCCGCTTGCGCCGCTTTTCAGCGGCCTCCGCCGCCTGGCGCTCGGCCTCCGCCTGCGCCTCGAAAAACGACCGCGCGCTGATATATGTCTGGTCGTAAGCCGGGGTATCCACCGCCGACACGTCCCAGATTCGCTTGAATCGGATGATCTTGCGAGTGCGAGATTCGCGGTCATAGCTTTGCTCCGCCACCGTAAAGGCAAAGCTCATCTTGTCGATGTCGCCCCGCTTGATCAGCTCATACAGATCACGGCCCGTGGTTGTGTTCGCCAGATTCGCCCGGATACGCAGCCCTTGCTCATCCGGGATGAGCTCGAGCGTCTTGTTCCGGGTCCGCGCCATGATCATCACGTTGTCGCTGTGGTTGTACTTGAACGGCACGTCCTTGAGATCAGCACCGTCCAACGCACCCCGGGCGATAACCTCGTAGTATTTGACCCCGTCAATCTCATACAGAACGGTCGGGCTCTCATAGACGATGGCCCGCCCTTCGACGATCATCTCCTGCTCGTCACCCTCAGGTTCCAGCGCCCGGATCTCCGCCAGGCGGATCTCCTTCTGGATCGTCGTTTCCGGCTTTGTTTCCAATTCCATCGGCATCGGTATCACCTCCATCGGTTTCGTCCGTCGGTCGGGTATCCAGCCGGCGAATCGGCTTGTCGCCGCCCTCAATGGGCGACAGATTGAACACTTCGCGCCACTCGTTTGGCGTCATCGCGCCACGGTCCACGAGCGAAACGAGCGCCAGCTTCGTGCTGACGCTCGCGTATTGGAGCCGGTTGGCCTCGAACACGATTTCATTACCATGTCCGATCTCGCGGCTGCTGAACAGTTTGCTCGTGAATTCCAGGCTGAGCTGCACCGCGATGGGCTCGATCGTCGATTCGTAAAAAGCATTCCATTCGTCCTCGTTATACTTGCCCATGACGATGTTTTCGTTAACTCCGAAATAGCTGTACACCGTATCCCGAAGCGCGTTCAGTTGCCGCTCGTCGACCATCTTCGGATCGTTTTTCAGCTCGATATAATCGGCCTTCGCATCAAGCGCCGCGATGCCGCCAGTGTTCTGCACGGTCATATATTCCTTGACGAACCGATCCCGGTTTGCCTTAATGTCGTCCTCCTTGAGCATCTGAGTAAACTTAAGGATGCCCCGGAGGTGAGCCGACGTTTTAACCGCTTGCGCCAACCCTTCCCGGGTTGTGTGAATGACCGAAAGCGTGGTGTTCACCGGCGTGTTCGGACTGCCGAGCATGTCATTGTCGTAGTAGTGTCGCCGCAAGTGAATGACATCCGAATACGGCAGCACTACACTACCCTGGTCCGCGAAGTAAAACTTGACGTACAGCGTCCCAGCGTCATCTTCGAGAATGTCGGCGCCCACGCAGCTGACCGGCCAGATCGCCACAAGCTGCCCGCCTTCCCACTGCGGATAAGCGAAAGCGTTATTGTCGAGCATTGCAGTGCTAACCATCTTGTAAAGGAAATCATAAGCGCTCATCCGCGGATTCGGTCGCAGCTGCAGCAGGCGCTCAATCTGCCCGCCCACCGGGATGATTTCCCCGCTCACCCGACGTATGTGTTTTGCTTTGAGCTTCGCAGCATTCCGGGCGATGGAATCCACGGCGGCTCGCACCACGTCGGCCTCGTATGGCCGATTGCCCCACGGTGTGAACACCGGCGTATACCCCGCCATCACTTTGACCTGGGATAATCCGGCCCGCCGAGAAAACAAATTTCCAAACACCTTCTGCAACCAATTCCGCTGTTCTGCCACCGGCTCACCTCCCTTCAGCATGCTAGCGCCCGGTAATCGTCCATGTGCCGGAATAACACAGTGTAAGCGATAAGCAAAGAGACAGCGCCGTCAATGCGCTGCCTCGATTTCTGGCCCTTCACAGGACGAATGTTGTCGTTCTCATCGCGTTTCACGCTGGTGTTCGTCAGACACCACTTCAAGATCGGGTTGTCATTGTAGTTGATCCGCTTCGCCATCAGGTCGGCCGCCAGCTCCTTCATGGGCTGGCTGAGCGTCTGGGCACCCTGCCGGACGACTTCCATCCGGA